TTAGCTTGGTGCTTCCCTATCTTCTCACAAACTTCCCTCAACCATTCGGCTTTGGTAAGCTCGTTTATGATGTCGGCTTTTTTGATATGTCAAAGTTCTTTGCAATTTTAATAGGTATTTACAAACTTATAAACGATTAGTCCACATTACAAAAACATTCAAAGGATGGGTCATCATCCCATAAACCGAGTTGAGCCTGTGCTTTGTCTTTGAGTGCTTGATAGCTTATTTCCTTTTTCCATTGTTTGCCTTCGGATTCTTTATCAATCCACCAGTCAAAAAGTTCTGGTTTCTCTTTGGCAATCGTTGCAAGTTTGCCCTTGCCTTTCAAAAAACAGCAGTCGCAATTTCCATAGGGTTCATTGACTTGTAAGTCAAAATCTTGTTCACTCCACCACTTCAATACATCAGCCTTTGTGGTTTTCCATTGAACAAGAGGCAACTCAACGTCAAGGTCAGTGGCTTTAATCTTCTGCCATCTTCTCGGTTCATCATAGCGTATACCATTAAATGATGTGTATTCGTTTATCCCAATGCTTTTAAGGTATCTCTTGAGTGTGTTGATTTTCATTTCTAAAGTGCAAAATCTGAACTGCTGATTTGGTATTGAGGCAGGTCGCTGCTCAAGTAGTTGGTCAAATGGTTCTCCCTTTCTAGAGGCAGTTTCATAGGTCACAACTTCAAAGCTGGCTGGTTTACGATATTCAAGCCATACGATGTCAAGATTCCAACGCTTACCACACTCATGTACAAAGTCAAGTGTTTGCGGCAATTCCTTGCCAGTATTCTGAAAGGTGACTAAATAATCATTACCCTCATCAATTAGCCGTTTGGTCATGTATGCGGATGTTCTGCCTCCGCTGAAATTAATCACTTGCATTTTATTTGAATTGTTTTATCATTGCAGATGCTGTAAACCTCAAAGCCTTGTTTCATGTATTTCTTTGCATAGTAGATTACTTGCTTGTCATTCTCAAGGATTATGTGAACGTACTCACGCCCCTTCCTGACTGTCAGCTCCATTGATTAACTCTAATATGGTTAACTCCTCTCTGTACACTTGAGGAATGTCCAGCCAATTCTCTACTCTCTTACATCCATTTATAACGCTTGAATGATCACGGTTAAAAATAGATCCTATTTTCACAGTGCTGAAATTCTTTCTGTGCCTTAGATAATAGAACAAAGCGTGTCTGACGTTAACGATTGATCTGTCCCTCATTGGGCTTTTGAGTTCATCTTCAGTGATGCCGTACTCGTTTAAAATGCGTTCATAAAGTTCCTGACATCTTTCAACATTGTGTCCTTTAAGTTTTAGTATTTCGTGCCTCATCTTGTGAATGGTCACTTGATACTCTCTAATTTGATTTCTGACTTTACGTTGGTAGTTGTCGTGTTGTTTTTCTAATCGTGTGAGCTTTTGCTTTGCTGCAATGTACTCAGGGTAAAAATCTTTCATAGTAGTTTTATTTGTGTTGTTGGCTGATAACTTGCGTCATATCTTTTGTTATCGCCTTTTGGATAAGGTTGTATTTCATATTGTAGCAGTTTTAAATATTTAGTTTTATTTTTAGTAAAATAAATATATCGATGCTTGGGCTTTATTTTTACTTGCTCAAAACCCAGTTTTTGAATTTGTTCACTTCTGTCTGGTACTAAAATATATTGATTCATCAAATTATCGTATTTGTCATCGAAGTTTAAAATACTTTTAAGTTTAAACCAATCATCCACTTTTGGTAAACTAAACCCTTTGTCCAATCTAAACCAATGTGAGGCGGTATCCTTATATCCAAATTCTAAGTCGATTTGTTTTGCAGTATAGTTTCCTTTATAAGATTTTAAATAATTGGCAATATCTTTTTTGTTAATTTCTTTTTCGTTAGTCCTTAATTTTACTAATTTGCAATTCATTGAATTGTCTTGTCGTTTATGACCTAAAGACCTAAAATGTAATTCTTTGCCATCTTTATTTTTTAAAGTTGTAGTATTGTTGGTCAATCCCGTATATATCCAATTTGTCGCTTGGTAAATATATCCATGATGCCCTTGTTCGGAATCAGCAAAACTTACAATAATCGTTTCAGGTAACTTTTTTAAGCATTGAGCCACAAAAAATGAAAGTGCGTTTTTTTCTAACCCTTCATTAATTACTAATCTGTTTAATTCAAAAACTATATTCTTGTACTCAAGACCACAAATACTTTCACATAATGAAGGGCTTGGAGGTTTACCAAACGAACAAACTCCCTCTAATTTGTCCGAATACAACCCAAAACAAAATGAAATACTTGGAATCCTTTTAGCATAATGCTTTTTCAAAAACCACTCTTTACAATCTTGATAGTCTATGCTTTTTACTTCGTAGTTCATAGTTCTAAATAGTATGCCATACAGGCGGCTTTGTAAATAATTTCTTCGTCTAATTGTGAGCGTTTCTGTTTGTGACCTCTTTCTCTTTTGAGTTTATAAAACCAAATGTTCTGATTGTCATTAATCATCTCAACTAATTCACTCACTCGCTTCTCATCAATCTTGGGTTTGTCTTCTAACTCCTCCCATGCCTTGCACAGGAAAGATGGAAATACTGCCGCCCTTTTTGTTCTGACATTCTCCCAGTTGCTTTTGGCTATATCAAAGGATGACATCTTATGGCTATTGTCTTTGGGTGCTTCTATTGCCAAATACTCCCGTGGTTTTAGTTTTAAAGTGTGACTGTTGTCTTTTATGTAGGCGTTCATAATGTCGCTTACAAATTTGACGTTTAACTGTTGTGGTTGTCTGATCGTGTACTTTCCGAGCAGATACTCTCTGAAGGCTTTGTCCATCGTTTCAATTTCGCATCGTGCGAAGCCGTCTTGAATAAACTCGATGAACTCTTTGCCTTGTTGTGGTGGCTTAATGCCTCCTAATGAACAGAGCTTTTTTAAACGCTCCAATATCATCTCCTGTGGTATATCCTGAATGTAGTTCATAATGTCCAGTTATCTAATTCGTTCTGACTATCCGCATACGGGAGTTTTTCATCCTCGTATCTTCTTTGATTTAAATACGTTGTAAAGTTAGGAAGATAATCTGTCTTTTGAGCAGCGATGTGATTCTTGAGATATTTGGGTAAATGCTGCCTAATCTTTTCAAGCTCGGTCTGTTTTAACTTTTTAAACTTTGATGCTGCATCTTTCTTACTTCCAGGTTGTCTTGTTGAAACTTGACTGTATGCCTTCCAAACTTGATCAAAAATTTCATCCCTTTCCACCAAGAGAGATTTATCTCTCTTATTTATTACATTAACATTTACACTATCACTTACACTTACATTAACACTATCAGCTTTTTTGGGTTTTTCAGAAAAGGCTTGGGTTTTTTCGCTTTCTTTGGGTTTCTTTGGTCTGCCACCCTTTTTTCCATTAAGGCTTTGCTTTTCAATGTAGCTATCCCATTTCTGAAGGTCACGCTTTAATTGTTGTCTAATAGGTTCAAATGCAATCTTAGTGATTACATCGTCTGTTTCAGGATCAAGGTCATTAACGTAGGCGAGAATATGCTTAAACAATCTCCCTGCTTGTTCCTCGTTTAACTGCTCCACCGTATGAATTAGGTCGGTGTACAATATGAATGATTTCTTATTTTGTGCCATAAAAAAAGCCCCGTACCGATTAGATGTGTGGAAGACCATCTAACCAGCCGAGGCAAAAATCTTTTTACATAACAGCTTCCACCCTGTTGTTTGCTCTACAAAGATACTAAAAGTTTTCTAAAATCTTGTATCTGTGAAATGGTGTATAATCGTGTCCGTGTTTGGCTTGATCATCATCAAGGGTTGTACCCGGTGCAATCAATTTTGAAAAGCTGTCAGCAGGTTGAATGCTCGTTACTTCAATGTCATCAATCCTACTTCCATCGTGCCAAACTTCCTCAAGGAAATAATCACAGCATACATCAAAGAAATCCTTTGGAGTTTTGCAATGTCCGTTGACTGTTCCTTGAATGGTTACGCCTGATGATAATGAAAGCCTAACCGTTGCCTTGTACACCATACCCCAAATCTTCCTTTACTTTCTGTTGTTTGTTCAACTTCTCAAGGTACTTACGACCTCTGAATTGCGGACGCTCCATCTGAAGCTTTCTTCTGATTCTTGTGATGGTCTGAGCATCGGTCAACTTTCCGAATGTGTACTCACGCTTAAAGTCATCAAAGGTTTCTAATCTTATGCCTTCATCTGACATCTGCATTGTCCAATAATAGGCAGTAAGCATTCGGTCATCGTCTTTTGTTTCTGGGTGCTTGAGTAGAACTGCAGCAACCCTTTGCTGAATCATGTTGTTCATTTCTTAAATCTCCTTCTGTAAAGTGGTTCAACATACGGCTTTTCAGACTCGTTGGCTTGACGCTCAAGCTCATCCTCAAGCTTTTTAAATTCTCTGACATCGTCGCAGATTTTGGCATAGGCTAAATAGCAAATGGCAATGATTAAGGCGACGGGTAAAACTAAAATTACTGGTACTTCCATACTTCAAATATAAACTTTCTTTTTAATTCGCCAAAATATTTTGTAATAATTCCCAAGCATTCTCTAATTTCTCATTGACTTCAAACTCTACCTCATGCCTCTCAATCTCTGCAATATGCATCTGTTTGCCTTCTGGCATTCTTGGATCATAAGAAACGAAATATCCATAGTCCAAGTTGGCGGTAATCATGCCGAGTTGCATCTGCCAATAGTATTCTGGGTGTATTTGTTTGAGGCTATCCGCATCATAGATGTTGAAATTCTTAAGATGGATACCGCTATTGTAAGGGCATTTTATTTCAAGGATTGCATCTTCACTTAAGCCGTCAGGTGAATAACCACTGTACTCACCATAGGGAATAAATACATAGGTTTCTCCTCCGTAATATGTCCACTCCTCAAAGTTCTGCTGATTGAAATAGTAAAAGGCATCCGCCTCGTTTGTTATACCCCATTCAAGAGCATCGCCATAAACTGGCTTAGAGTTACCGGTCAGTATCTCAGCAGCTCGTTCATATACAAATGTTTCTGCTGTCTTAGAGAGTAGCCCACCTGATCGTGAGCTACCCATTAACTTGTGTACTACAGAAGCCGTGAATCTGTTCGCTCTTGCTTTCAGCCATTCCTCTTGGCTTTGAGTCATCGTAACTTCCATCCGTTCTGCATTAGTCATTTCGTCGCTGTCAGCACCTCCTCATGCTTTTTAGATAGAACAAACTTGTCTTTGATGTCTTGGATGTTGCCACCGTTCTGAATGTGCTTCAATGCTTTCTGCCACATTGGATGTTGTGGTGTTATGGTTTCCTTGACTGTTTTAACTTGATGCCCACTTGCACTATTCCCGTCATCGTCTGCCTGGTTTAAGTTGAAGATAGATGCAAGGGCATAACGACGAGCATATGTCAAAGCAGAACCATACTGCTGAGGGTTGTTTGCATCTCGCATTCTTAAGAGCTGTTCGCTCTGCATCCATTCGCCACTCTCTACGTGGTAAATCTTAGTTACCAATACGTCATCGTGTGGGTGCTGAGTGATTAAAAGCCCTAACTCCTGACATACCGGGTTGATGGTTGTCAGAATACTGGACAAATCCGCATACGAAGAGTGGAAATGGTCATTCTTGGCTGTCTTTTTTACAGCATTAACTTTGCCTTGGAACTCAAAGAGAGCCTTCACAAGGTTGTTTGTTTCGTTACTTGTTTTCATTTTCTACTAATTTTATTCTTGTTGGTTTTAAATCGTGGTAGTACATCAGGTCATTGATAACGTCATAACGCTCTATGTCGTTGTAAATTATGAAGTCTGTTTTATATGATGCACCTTCCTCGTCAACTACTCTGAAGATATTGTCAGAATACTCATCTCTGTAATGCTCCATAATCATAGACTCAACTTCCTCACGATCAAAAAACAGAGTCACAAAATACTGCTCAACCTCAATCTCGTGGTCGTGTACTAACATAGTGATCATTGCTGCACCTCCTCGTTTTCGATGTCCTCAAGGGCAGCCTTTAAAACTAAAAGGGCTTTGTCTGAAATGACGTTACCTTCAATGTACTTTTTAACGGTGGGCATAGATACCCCCGTTTCTTCGCTCACACGCTTGATGATGCCGTGGCGTTTCTTTAATTTAATAAGTTTGACAATTTCTTGTATTTCCATGCCACAAATATAAAAATAATTTGCAGAATGAAAAAACTTTTTTTCTTTATGGGCTGCCTAAAGTATCGGCAATATACCTTCCAATCCTCTGAGCGAGGGTTTGGGTAGTGACTTGTTTCAACGATGGTGTCACGAATGGTTGAGCCTTTGTTCCCTTCTGTCCAATCTTACGAGCGATAACATAGGCAAGTGATTTTGTGGCGGCTATCCTATCAGGTGACTGGGCAATCTTTTGTTGTACAGGTCGTTTGTTTTGAATCCACTCGTAAATGTTTTTGATCGGTGGCATCTTACCGGCTCTCCTGCCATCTTCTACATATTGCCAATAATCCTCCATCAGAACAGTCAAACGATATCCGCTCTGTGTTCCTTTGATTTGTGGCTCAATAGACTGAGATAATGAACTTGAGGCATTTGTCTTGTTAGTCCTTAATCGGTTCTGCATCTGAGCAATAAGCTCGTTGCCCCAATTTTGGACTATACGTAAAATGCCGTCATCCTCTGACGGATTGAACGCTGCATACTGTTTGCCTTTATCTTCTAATCCCTCAAACGCCATTTAATTTACTTAATGCGTATTTGTGAAAATCTTTCAATCTGCTGATCCATCCTCTGCCAAAATGCTTGAATGAATCAAGCCCTCTCAAAAAATGAACTCTGTGGTCGTAACTCTTTAAGTAGATATAGTCCTCTCCTTTCATGATTATAAGGCGATTTAAGGCACTCAAAGTCTGCTTTCCTACCTTCCCATCCACTGCGATCATAAAACCCTCTGATACGATAAATTTCTGTAACTGCTTGGCTGCTCCATAAACACCAGAACCCCAAGCGAAATCAGCCCAAAACTCAGCGATAAGGTCTGATTC